TTAGAAAAAAATGATGGTTTGTGTGAGTATATTCTTATAATTTCAGTAATACCCTTTTTTATGTTTCCCCAACCAAAAAAGAATTTCCTGTTACTCATAACCCTTGATTTAACTTTCTTAATTTATATAAGTTATAATGGTCAATATTTACATTAGTAACTCTATTAATAGTATTTTCAATCGTTAAAGTTAACTCTTTATCTGTAGATTCGTTAAGATTAGTTTTTAAGTTGTTTAAGATGTTTTCTTTTAAAGACTCGATTTCTGTTTTTACATCTTCAATATTAATTGATAGTATTGATGTTAATTCTTTTCTGTCGGACTCATCAATATGTTCTATATTTTTACTTATAGAATCATTAGCAGCTCGAACCATTGATGATAACGGTAAATTAAAATTAGTAGATTCTTTTTTAACTTCTTCACTGATTAAGGTATTTTTAATATTTTTTTTAGATTCTAATACAACTTCTAAATTCCTAATAGAATGATTATAAATAGTCGTATCAATGTCAGAATACACATTTTTATGTTCCATAACTATAGAATCAATCCAATTACTTACTCGACCTAAGGAATTTTGATTATTCTCAATCAATACTTGACTGTATTCTACTGATTCGTTTATGTAGTCATCAGCAATTGATTTATCTAAACCTTTTTTAGATGATAAATCATCATAGATATAGTAAAGTTCAGCAACATCTTTATTTTCTAAAACCATAGATTTGAATTGTTTCATAAATGATTTAAATTCTGGTTTCCCATAAAGGATTACCGTCGCTCGTTCTATTTTTGTTTTAATTGTACCAAAAGTATTCATAGTGTTTTTATTATAAATATTACTTATCTAATAAAGATTTCAACTTATCGTCAATTTCAATTAAAGAGTTACCGCCTTTAGAAAAATTTAAAGTATCAAAGGAGTTAAATAACCTATCTTCAACTAAAATATTTAAACCTTTAACGTTTAAGTTTTCAGGTGTTACCCCACCTCCTTCAGGTGCTGGTGGTGGAGCTTCAGCGCCTCCACCCATTGGGGCTTCTCCTCCCGGTGGAGGACCCATTGATTCCCCACCCATTGGTGGTTCTCCTCCTGCTCCCCCTGCGTCTGCCGCTGGTTGAACATCTTTCTTACCATATAATTGGTCAATATTATCAAATAATCCGGTCTTAGTAATTATTTCTGCAGTTTTACCTAATTCTGCAGAAACTGCTCTTTCAACTCTCTGTTGTTGGATGTCTAATCTAATTTCTTCGTCAGAAAACCCTAGTATGTGTTTCTTAGCCCAAGATGACGATACGGCAGCAAGACTGTTTGGTATTTCGGCAACAGCATCTTTATACAATAAAATCTTTTCTTTCCAAAGTTCAATAGATAATAACTCAGATTGTTTAGAAGGATTATGTAACCCCAATGTGAAATTTGTTAATTCATCTTCAAACCCTAAAAGAAATAAATGTACAATAGCGATCTTATTTAATTCTGCTATCATAGATTTTTGAATTCTATTAATTGTTCTTGCAAAACGAATATCTAATAAAGATAAGTTTTTACCGTCACCAACAGCCTCTTCAAACCCTAAATACGCTTTAGGTATCCTTAACGCGGTAACTAATTTCTTTTGGATATACTCAATATCTGCTATCTCCGCCAAGTTTGTTCCACCAGGTAGTGTTTCAATTGGGTTGGTTGCTGCAGCATCTCTAACAGGAATAAAGTAATCTTGATCTACGGCCATTTGATTATACCTCATGTCAACATTTCCTGTATTCGGGTCAGCAATTTGGTCTCTTTTAAATTTATTGGCAACTCTTTGTACATATGGGTCAACATCTTTATCATCCATATTACCAACAAATACTTTAAAGACCCTTCTTTCTGGCGCTCTTGATACCCGATAGATTAACATAGCGTCTTCAGATAGTAAAAGTTGTTTCCATATACGACGAGATTTTTCTAACATTGATGTACCATACGGTAGTTTTCTATCGTCCCCTAATATTCTAAAGTGTGCCATCTCCCATGTGTTAAACTCCATGTTTTTTTCTTTCCATGTAAACTTCAAAGCATCGTTTTCCATTTCCTGAGAATACTTGTCAGGTTGGAATTTCATACCTTTTTCTAAACGTTCTATTTGGATGTTAGGTAGTTGTTGACACCCTACAATACCATTTTCTGGATCTAATTTTAAATAAACAAAATTATCCCCAAATTTACATGTGTTTCTTGTCCACATAGGTAAATTAGTATTTATGTCTAACTTATTTACAAATAAATCAATTAGAACTGATTTTATTCTTTTTGATTCGGAATATACTTTTAATATTAAACCATCTTGGTCAGGTGTTGTTGATTCTTCAGCATAGATATCTAAAGCCGCTGAGATTTCGGGAGTATACTCCATAGATTCGTAATCATAATATGAAGCCATTCTTGTTGGTTCATAGTAAACCGCCTGTTGATATAAGTTACTTTCAACTTTTTGCCATTGTTTACCAATGTACATTGTTTGTTGAGCCTGTAATTTTTCTTTTTCAAATTCAGACTTATCTGTTGTCTTTAGAAGTTCCTTTTTATCAAATTTGAAAATTGGCGATTGTTGGTCTAATGTAGAGTTTGGTCCAAAAGTCCTACTCAATCTTTGCCATACGGTTAGTTTTTGTTCTGCCATGTTTTTTTATTTTAAAAATAATGTGGTAATTTTCAAATTAAACCCTTTTACCACTGAATAACCATAAATACTTTTCATAATCGCTTTTAGTTACCGCATTTCTTTGGTGTCCGTATCCATTATTCGGACTAACGGGTAGTCCTGGATTAAAATTTGTGTATGCGTTTTGATTTTCATTTGATTGTACCGACCATGACTCAAGCATTGCTTTTGTTTGTTCTGTCACTTTCTCTAATTGGGCGAAGGACGTTTCACCAACAAATATGGCGATAGCAAACGCCATGATTAAGTCGTCGTGTTGACCCTTTTGGTGGTCAGGTCTACCATTAACATAAACAAAAGTATTAAGCTCATTAAATAACCTTTGTGACCTTAAGGCAAAATCAAATCTTAATGCCTCCTCAAATGCTTGAATAATTAGTACTCGTTTAGAGTTAAAGTTTATTCCAGGTATTTTATCTTGTGATTTTGGGTCCCACTTCCATTTATCAGCAGGATTAACACCATCTATATATAAATTTTTATAACCTAATTCTTGTAACTTTCTAGAGGTAGAGACACCCATACCTCCGGTAATGTCGGTAACAATAAAAGCGTTATACATTGTCGCCCACTTGTATGCGATTTCAGCTAATACGTCAGGGGGAACTTTTCCAATATATTCCAATACTTGTTCTCTAACATCAAAATCAATAATAGATATGGTACTAAAATCTTCACTATCGCCTCTTGAAACGTCGACACCCATTATATAACGATGCCCTTCTACCGGTTCTTTCCATTGCCAAATTGCACCACCCATAAATTTGTTTTCAGGTTCTTTAATGTGGGTTTCTTTAATTTTTTTCATGGTTTCGGGAGGAATAACACTATCCCCTGAACCTAAAAAGTTACATTCAAGCTCTTGTGATATTTTTCTTTTATCAAACTTTAATTTTTTAGCCATTGCTTCAAACCAAGAACTATAAGGTTTGTACCCCTCGTTTTCAATTTTTCTTTTAATCTCTTGAAAATCCCTGTCACCTACTTTAATTTTTGAATAATCTAATATAATTTCACTATCATTATAATCCTTTCGATTTAACATGTAATGAACAATATTATCACATTTAATAAGTTTTAAGTCTTTAGAATATCGTGGGTCACGAAACCAGTACATTTCAGTTATTTTAAAGTCATTCATTCCTTTAACCGCCTGACTATATATTGAATAATAAATTGGGTCAAACCCGTTTGGTGTTGAAATTACGATTACTTTACCCCCTGTAGATAAAGACGCCATACAGGCAGACCAAAAGTCTTCGTCTGCATTGATGTATGCGGCCTCATCAAATATTAATATAGTTGGCGTATAACCACGTAGAGCATCCTTTGATGTTGCAACCGCTTTAACCTCACAACCATTTGTTAATTTAAAGTGTCTTTGTGAGTTTTTCTCAACAGAAAACGTAACCCCTAACCAAGATGGCCATTGGTCAACAAACGCTCTAACCTTATTTCCCATTTCTTGGGCGGTGTCCATTTTGTTTGCAATGATTAGTATTTTTTCTGGTTTTGATTTTTTTGCAAACACCAATTTTTTTGATGCCCAAGCAGACGTTACAGTAGATACGCCAGCCTGACGATATTTTAGTGCAATGTTTTCCTCACAAGTATCGTAATCATTAACCAATGTAACTTGGTCGTTAAATAGTTCTAATGGTACGTATTGTGATTGTGTGTTATCGTAAGTTTGTAAATACGTCTTTAATGCGTATGGAGTGTCATTTATGCACTTAGCATACTCTAATAATATTTGTTCTTTCGATAGTGACATTCATTATTATTTTCTTCTTATTGTTTTAAGAAGTTCACCTTTAGTGGTATGAGGTGGTAAATGTTTTTCAATAATATTCAAAATACTTTCCTCAATATTTTTCACATTAACATCATGGTCTTCATCCGTATCTTCCTGCTCCATAGCATAAATGGGTAACCCTTTGTGTTTTGTAGACGCAAAATCTTTTAGGTCTTTTTTTGTCATATCTTTAGATATGTCTTTAACTTTTTTAGAAACCTTAGATTTAGGGGTATTACCTTTTTTAACATCTAACGCTAACCCCATAAGTTTTTGTTGTTTTTGTGATTTGGCCTTTTCATTAACATCTTCCTCACCAAGTTCTTCTTCATTTTCACCTATCTCTACATTTATTCCTTGGTCAGTTAGGGTTTTGATTTTAGCAGGATCTGCTTTATCTGCGGCCATTTTAACACTTCCAGATGCTTCATTTATTTTACTGTAAAGAACTCCAATTTGTTTTAAAGTTAAGTTTTCAAGTGTATTAATTGAAAACCCTTCATTTAAAAGTCTCGCTAATTTAGGATTCATATGTTTCATCTTGTACTAAATTTTTTTCCCATTTTAATACGATATCTCTCTCGTATAATTTATTTTCAACTTCATCTACAGTTTCACCATATAGAAAGACAAGTCGTTTATATTTTGATATGACTAAGTCGTCACTATCCGATTTTTCCCAAGCCAAACTAATAACCCCATCAACAGCATCTATAACCCCAAAATAGTCAGATTCTTGAATCAACTCTAACGATATATTAGAATTTTTTAAAACCCCAACTTTTTTTATGTAATGAATGTCTGGTGGAAGTGGTTTTCCTGATGCTGGTTCTGAATCCCAATTATCCCCCCAAACGTCATCCAAATCAGAAAAAATAAACTCATAAATGTTATCCCCTTTAAAATTTGGACCAAGTTCATTTACATAAACTAAAATCATATAATATTACCCATTGTGTTAACTTTTATAGTTTTTCCATTAACAGAAAAAACTAAATTCTTTTTGTTGGTTTTACCTATAAATTTAGCAGATTTATTCTCATTTAAAAATCTGTTTGCTGAATCCATTTGTTTATAAGATTCACACATTTTTTTAATTTCGTTTCTTACCTCAATACCGACCAATTTATTTTTAATAAAATTTTTCTTATTTTTTTCTTCATTTAATTTTTTTTCTTCACCCGTAAAAACAAAATAGTTAGCTAACACATCCTCAACAGACTCTTTAAAGTTTTCCATAGGTAACGGTTCTGCCATCGGTTCTGCCATCGGTTCTGCCATCGGTTCTCCCATTGGTTCTCCCATTGGTTCTCCCATATCTTCTTCATCGGATAGGTCTAAGTCTCCTTCATCTCCCATACCATATTCGTCCGAATCTTCAAATTTTGATAAAATGTCATCTTTGTCGTCCTCATCTAAATTATCTAAATCGATTGACGAAATAATAGAATTAATAACGTATTTAATATCTTGAGAATCTAAACCTTTGTCTTTATCAAAAGCCCGGATTTTTTGACTTAATTTACCCGTTAGTCGTTGTATCGATTTTAATCCTGATGGTCCCTGAGATTGTTCGTCACCCATATCAAGTTCTTCGTCACCCATATCACTACCGTCTTCAGGTGGCATTCCCATATCGTCTTCAGGTGGCATTCCCATATCGTCTGCCGGTGGCATTCCCATATCGCTACCAGCCGCAGGTGGCATTCCCA